AATTATCAAAATGGAAAATGTTTTAAAAATCAAAAGAAAAGTTTTTTTACAAGATTTAAAAAGTTGTTTGACTGTTTTAAAAAGAATAGAAAGCAATTTATTTTTATGTGAATATATTACTCCAGCTTTGGAAAAAAGAATTGTAACAATTAAAACTATCTAAAAATGGCTACAAAAATTATTTACACTGGTAAAAGTCAAGAATTATTCCAAGAAATAATTGAAACACAATCTTATTTTTCTCAAGTTCAATTAGGAAGTATAATAGATGGCGTTGCATTAGTTTATTTTAGTATTGAAGAACAACCAGAAATTTATGACGAATTTATCTTAGCATTATTAGAAGTTGGTATGACTGCTAATTTTCAATTTTTTAATTAATAAAAAATAAATCAAAATGGAAAATCAATCTTTATTCACAATCAAAAAAAATCCAACAGAATTTCAAAACGTTAAAATCACATCAAGTAAAGTTGCTCACGAAGTAATTTCACAATATTACGGAGATGACATTGATGTTTTTGAATCATTTTTTATTCTTTTGGTAGATAGAAAAAATACAACAACTGGCTATGCTAAAATTTCACAAGGCGGTATAGCTGGTACCGTTGTTGATATTAAAATAATTGCAAAATACGCAGTTGATAGTTTAGCTTCTGGAGTTATTTTAGCACATAATCATCCAAGTGGAAATTTGAATCCAAGCGACGCTGATAAACAAATTACTAAAAAAATAAAAGAAGCTCTCCAGCTTTTAGATGTTCAAGTTTTAGACCATTTAATTTTGACATCAAATGGGTATTTATCATTTACTGACGAAAATTTAATGTAATTATACAAGTATAAATACATACATAGAATAAATTGAATTTACAAATATCAAAATCAAATAAAATGAAATATCAAGAAATCAAAAATCAAGAACCAATTTTAGAAAAATGTTTTTTCGCATTTTCAAATCAACAATTCGCAGAAGGTAAAGAGAAATCTGGAATCACAGACGAACAAATTTTTGATGGGGGAGCTGGTCTTTACGGAACGAAAGAAGGACTTGAAAAATTAAGAAACTATTACACGGAAAGAGAAAAAAGAATTGCCGTTGAATGTACCCCGCAAGAAGTTTACGATTATGAATATTCAAATCACGAATGTAGTTATATTGGAGATGATGAAGAAGCTATTTTGATTGTGATTTCTATATTTGGAGTACAACTCGCAAAAGATGTAGTTAGAAAATTTGCATACTATCAATTAAATTAAATCAATATTAAAATCAAAACCAAATGAAAAACATACACATATTACCAACAGAGAAACCAAGTAGGTTGTTTGTTACAGATGGTAAACTTTTTAATTATCATAAACCTCAAAAAGGAGATGGAATTAAAATCATTAATCAAAACATCTACATCACTTCTGATGAGCCTGCTTATCCATACGCTTTGCATTTAAAAAACAGAGAGGTTTTTAAAACACGAGCAGTTGGCTCTAATTCTTTGGAATTATACCACGACAAAGGATTTAGTTATCCAGAAGAATGTAAAAAAATAATCCTAACAACAGACCAAGACTTAATCAAAGATGGTGTACAAGCTATTGATGATGAGTTTTTAGAATGGTTTGTTAAGAATCCGAGTTTTGAGGGTGTTGAAGTTCAAGATATATCAATGCAGTACCACGATGAAGGTTATTACGAATACAAAATCATCATTCCAAAAGAAGAACCTAAACAAGAATTTCCTAAACAAAACATTATTGATAACTGGCTTGAAAAGAATGGAGACCCAGAAATAGATAAGCAAGTCGAGCAAGAAGCTAAAGATTTATGTGAGCAAGAAACACTTGAAGAAGCTGCTACAAATTATACAATAGATTTTGCTACAATGTCAGCTTTTAAATTAGGTGCTAAATGGCAACAAGAACAAGACAAGAAAAGATATAGTGAGGAAGAAGTTGTAAAATTCGGACAATATATAACTGAATTTGATAATTTACATAATGAAAGTGAATATTTAATTAAAGAACTTTTAGAACATTTTAAAACAAAATAATTAAAAAAAAGTATTTTTATTAAAAAAATCATTACTTTTGTTATGGTTTTGAATTAATATTGATATTTTGATTAAGGGAGTTGCTTCCAAAACGTAACTCCCTTTTTATTAACTCTAAAAAACTATATTATGTTCAACTTTTTCAAGACTACAAACAGACACTCTTTAGAAAAACCAAAAAATCAAACTTCTGAAATTCTTTTTGAATTAATTAATAACAAAAATGCAAGTCGGTCTGAACTTACAGAAATGACTGGTGTTTTAAATGTTACCGCAATTATTTCAAAAATTAGGCTTACGCACGAAATAAACATTAAATGCGATTTGAAGGAGATAAAAAACAAGCACGGCAGAAATGTTCGTTTTGGTATTTATAGTCTAACAGACGCGTCCAGAATGGCTGCATTAAGAAAGTACAATCAAATCAATAAATAGAAATTAATATTAATCAATAAAAAACAATTATTATGAATTTAGCAGGAAAAACACTAAGTCAAAGCCCATTAGTAGATGAACAACAGCATATTAAAGAAGCTCAAAATTTTTTAGAACATATCAAATCTTATCAAATTAATGAAGTTAATGAAATTATTCATTTTTTAAAAATGACTACTATAAATGAAAGAAATGAAAAAAGAGATAAATTACTTCTTGAAATTGAACATTTAGATAGAAATAACGAAGCTTTAAAACAAATTTAAAATGAAAATTGAAGTAATTAAAATCAATAAATTAATTGGTAATAATGGTCAAATTAATGGTTTGCCAAAAAATCCAAGAATTATTCGTGACGCAAAATTTGAAAAATTAAAACAATCAATCATTGATGACCCAGAAATGTTAGAGCTTCGCGAAGTTATTGCGTACGATAACAATGGAGAGTTAGTTGTTATTGCTGGAAATATGCGTTTAAAAGCTTCGCAAGAAGTTGGAATAAAAGAAGTTCCGTGCAAAATTTTACCACAAGAAACTTCAGTAGCTAAATTAAGAGCTTATATTATTAAAGATAACGTTTCATTCGGTGAAAATAATTGGGATGATTTAGCGAACGAATGGGATTCTGACCAGTTGGAAGAATGGGGTATGGATGTTTGGAAGCAAGAAGAAGATGTTGATTATAGCTTACTTGATGATGAAGATTTGTCTGATGAAATGCAAGGAATGACAGACGGAGTAAAAAAAGCTATTCAAATTGAATTTGAAGCCGAGCATTACGAAGAAGCTCAAGAACTGGTTAAATTCTGGCGAGGTAAAGAAATGTATATCGGGTATTTCCTTTTGGAGCAATTAAGAAATGAAAAAGCTAAATTAGAACCAGAAGAAGATGAGTTATAAAATAGCCATACCATCTTACAGAAGAAGCGATAATTTTATTGTAGAAAATCTATTGAAAGAAGCAAATATAGATTGTTCTAAAGTTTATATTTTCGTTTCTGATAGTCAAGACTTTACAAATTACAAAGCCAATTTCCCGCAATACAATATTATTTTTGAAAAGGAATTGAAAGATTTGAAAGAAAAGCATAATTTTATTGTGGATTATTTTTCAGAAAATGAAAAGATTGTTGTTATAGAAGATGACATAAAAGAAATTGTAAAGAAAAAAGGGAAGAAAGTTGAAAAATTTACTGAATTAGAAAAGCTATTTCAGATTGGATTTAATGAATGTTCTAAAAATAATTGTAAGTTATGGGGAATAAGTCCTACTGACAATGGTTTTTATATGGCAAATACTTTCGGGAAATGTTTCAAAGTTGTGGCTGGTTACATTTTTGGTCTTGTTATAGATAAAAAAATAAAAGTAAACATTTCGCAAAAACACGATTACGAAAGAACTATATTGAATAAAATACATTTCGGTGGAGTTGTTCGTTTTGATATGTTTGGTCAAAGGTCAAATTCTTTTACAAATAAAGGCGGTCTCCAAGAGGTATTCACTTCAGACGAACGTATGAAAGAAGAATTAAAAGTGAATAATTTTTTAGTGAATACATACCCAGAATATGTTGCTAAAAAAAATAGACACAACAAAGTACTCGGAGCTTCAACTGAATTAAGGCTTTTAAGAAAATAATATGAATTACGTTATACCCATTTTAGGAAAAGGAGAAAGATTCGCTTCATACAAAGAAGAAAAGCCGTTTATCAATATAAATGGAAAAACAATGATTGAAAAAGTCGTTGAGCCAATATTGAAAAACAATGAAAATTCAATATGGATTTTTTGTAGGTATGAATTTTTAGATAAATTCAATAAGATTTTCAATAACGAAAGAGTCAAAATTATTCCATTGCAAGAAACAATTGGAGCCGCTGAAACTTTATTCTTTGCGTGTCTGTATATTCCAGAAAATCAGCCGTTTACAAGTATAGATTGTGATACGATTATCAATAAAGAAACAGAAAAAGTAATTTCTAAAAACACAACGAATAAGGTATACACGTTTACAGATAAACACAAGCAAGGAATATTCTCTTATATTGTTCCAAATGGTTGTTACATTTCTGAAATACACGAAAAAAATGCCGTCAGTGAAATTGCTTCAAGTGGTATTTATCAATTTGAAAGTCCAGAAAAATACATTCATATTTATGAAAAAATGCACGGCAATATAGCTTTTTCTAATGAATTGTATATTTCTAATCTTATTGATTTTTTTGTGAGTAGCGGAGAATTATTTTCTTTTAAAAATATAGACGGGGGATTTACTTGTGTCGGAACCCCTTTCCAGTTAGAAAAGCACTTGAAAGAAAACAAAGAATTGAAAACTTTTGTTTTTGATTTAGATAGGACTTTGATTTATGACACAAACGAAAATCCAAATCCAATCAAAAAAAATGTTGATTTCTGTAATGGCTTGTTTGAAATTGGTCACAAGATAATTATACATACCGCAAGAGGTATGTTGAGCCACAATAACGATGTTGAACTTGTGAAAGAAACATACGAAGAAAAAGTAAAATCTATTCTTGAAAAAAACGGAATAAAATACACGGAATTAATATTCGGAAAACCATACGCAGATATTTATATAGACGACAAAGCTATAAACGCATTTGACGATTTGAATAAGAAAGCTGGTTTTTATAGCGGTGTAAAATTTGACACAAGATTTATGCACAACATATTTGATTCTGGAGATAAAATCATAAAGTCTGGAAAAGGAGTTGAGAATGAAATTTTCTATTACAAAGAAATGCCAAAAGAACTTTCTAAATTTTTCCCTAAAATATATCATTCCGAAAATGAAAACGAATTGGTAATGGAAAAGATAGACGGAACTTCTGTAAGCGATTTGTTATTAGATTTACAATTGTCAAAAGAAAATATTTCCAAGATAGTAAATTCTTTCAAAGAATTACACGACCATATCTGGGTACAACACGAAGACGATTGGCTTTACAAAGGGAAGATGTTGGAAAGGTTTAAAGAAAACAAAAATTTTTATAATAAATTAGGTATTTCAGAAAATGAAGTTTTGGAATTAGCTGAAAATGTAAAAGTATCAAACCATTCAATAATACACGGGGATAGCGTTTTCACAAATATATTCATAAACAAAAAAAATGAAGTGAAGCTAATTGACCCCAGAGGGAAAAACCAAAACGGATATTCAATATACGGAGCAAGTTGTTATGATTACGCAAAAATGCTCCAGAGCTTATACGGGTATGATTTTATTATAAATGAAGCCAACATACCAGAAACATATTTATCGTTCGTTAGGGATTACTTTTTTAGCATAATCAAAGAAGAACCTAATCAATTGAAAATAAAAACAAAGATACTCGTTCTTTCTATGTTACCATTACACATTGATAGACCAGATAGAATACTTAAATTTGTAGAACTTTATAGAAAAATAGTATGAAAAGAGTTGATTTAATAAAAGTTGAACACGCTACAAAGATTGGTCAGAAATGCCCTTACATTGAGCCAAACATTACAGAAGATTGTATATTCTATGAAAACGGAATACCAATAGGTTTTTACATAAAAGAAATCTCAAAGTATTCTGAAAAGGCACAAAAACTTGCTGACCTCGCCAATGTTGAATTCCTTTCAAAGAATGTTCCAAAAACAAAACTTGACCGCTCTGATGTATTGAAAGCCCAAATGGATAATCCAAATCTAACAAGGGAACAAGCTAGAAAGATAGGAACCAGCCAAATGAGTACAATTCTTGGAGGTGTTCCGCCAAAACCACAATTCAAAAGAAGTTACGCCACAAAGTCAAGCATACATTCTGTGAAGTCGGCTGAAACATTTGTTAAAGCAATGTTATTACTTGCCAAAGAAAGCGAAGCGATTATGAAAGAGATATTACCAGAGCAGTATTACAAACAAAAAGAGATATTTGAGCAAGTTGAAGAAAAATGGAGGTTCGCTGATTTATTCACATCTTCTATTTCAAATTTTAATATTTCAGCACCATTCCATAGAGATACTGCAAATATAGATGGGTGCGTAAATGTAATCATCACGAAAAGATTAAATTCAAAAGGCGGTAACTTACACGTTCCAGATTATGGAGCCACAATGGATAGCGCAAACAATTCAATGTTAGTGTACCCAGCTTGGAAAAACGTTCACGGAGTTACACCAATTATACCAACACACGAGGGAGGGTACAGAAATTCACTTGTATTCTATCCTTTGAAAGCGTTTGTAGGTTTAAAATAAAAAATAAAATGAAAACACAAAAAAAAATAGATTCCGCGATTGAAAGTATAATAAATGTTGTTATTGGGTTAATAACTTCATTTTTGATTCAATTAGTATTATATCCTTTGCTAAATATTCCAGTAACTTTTTCTCAAAATATCATTATAACATTTGTATTTTTTATAGTTTCATTTGTAAGAGGTTATTTAATTAGAAGGTTTTTTAATAACATATAATTATGGCATACAAAACAGAAGATTTATTTAAAACGGCAGTTGAAGCAATAAAGAAAAACAAATTATTTTTTATTGAAGACATCATTGCGTATATGCCTTGTGCTAAATCAACATTCTATGAACATTTTCCGAACGATTCGGACTACTATAAAAGAATGTTTGAGCAGCTTGAACAAAACAGAACAGAATTGAAAGTTTCAATGCGTTCAAAATGGTATAATTCAAACGCTCCAGCTCTACAAATGGCTTTGATGAAATTAATAGCTACACCAGAGGAATTGAGAAAACTATCAATGCAATTTATAGAAAGCGAAAACGTAAACAAAAATATTGACGCTGGTAAATTAACTCCAGAAGAAGCCAAAATCATCAACGATGAATTAGAAAAGGAATATTAATGCTTACCAAAAAAGAAAAAATTCTCAAAGCCAAATGTGAACGTGATTTACTTTTTTTTTCACGTTACATCTATAAAGAAAATACATTACGTAATTTCATTATCGCTCCGCACTTTGTTAAAATTGCTGAAACGCTTCAAGAGGTTGCTGACGGGAATATAAAAAGATTGATAATTAATATTCCACCTCGTTACGGGAAGACAGAATTGGCGGTAAAATGTTTTATCGCTTGGTCGCTGGCTAAAAATCCAACTTCTAAATTCATACACCTTTCTTATTCCGATAGTTTGGCGCTTGATAATTCCAGCCAAACAAAAGAGTATATTGAATCAGATGCTTTTCAAAGATTTTGGGGAATGAAATTAAAGAAAGACGCGCAATCCAAATCAAAATGGTTCAACGACCACGGGGGAGGAGTTTATGCCACGGCTTCTGGAGGAGCGATTACTGGTTTTGGAGCTGGTGTAACAGATAGTAAAGAATTCAGCGGTGCAATTATTATTGATGACCCGTTGAAGCCAGATGACGCATTTAGCGAGGTAAAAAGAAAGGCTGTAAATGAAAGGTTCAACAACACAATCCGTTCCCGTGTAAACGACAGAGAAACTCCAATCATCGTGATTATGCAAAGACTACACGAAGAAGATATGAGCGGATTTTTATTGGATGGTGGAAGTGGCGAAGATTGGCACCATTTATGCCTACCAGCTTTAAATGAAAAAAACGAACCTCTTTGGGAAGACAAACATACATTTGAGGAATTAGAACAAATTAGACAAGCCAATAGATATACATTCGCTGGTCAATATATGCAAACTCCGTCACCAGACGAGGGAGGGGAATGGAAAAAGAATTGGTTTGAAATTATAAGTAAGGCAAATTTACCTCCTTTAAAATGGAATATGTATATTGACGGAGCTTACACGAAAGATAATTCAAACGACCCAACTGGAATTCAAATTTCAGCCAAATTCAATAACGATTATATCATACTTTCATCAATAGACAAATACCTTGAAATGCCAGAGCTTTTAAAATTCATTCCAGAATTTATACAAGCGGTTGGAGTTCACATCAATATGATTTATGTTGAGCCAAAAGCGAGTGGTAAGAGTATCGCTCAATTAATAAAACAACAAACCAGATTGAATATTTCTGAAATCAAAAGTGACTTTGTTCAAATATCTAAAATAGAAAGAGCCAGAACGGTCAGTCCATTTATTGAAAGCGGTAGGGTGAAACTTGTGGAGGGTAGTTGGAACGAAGCTTACTTACAACAAATTGCGATGTTCCCTAATGCCAAACACGATGAGCATATTGATTTAACTTGCTACGGAATTGAAAAAGAATTACTGAAAAAATCAACTTCTTTAAACATAAAATTGTGAAACAAATAACGGTAAAAGAATACATTTCATTATCAGACGATAAAAAGCTTCCATACGTGGCTTTATTAACTTCTGTAAAAGCGAAAGACTGGTTCAAAGTCGATATTAATAACTTGACATACAATCAAGTCCGTAATCTATTCAAAAAATTAAGTAAGTCGGAAAGCGAGGAAGACATTAAGGAAATATTCATTTTGGCATTTGGAATTGACGAGGAAAAACTTTATTCGTTACCTATACAAAAATATTTTCAACTAAAAAAATACATATCCGATTATTTTGTATTTTTGCAAGACAAGGAACAGAAACTTTTGCAATCGGTTAGTGCCGATGCTGGTATTTGGGAAGCTGCTGGAGGTAATCAACTAAATGAATTCAGCGATGTATTGCCACTTTCTCAATTAGCAAAGATATACGGAGGTTATCCGTTTGATTTTGGAGAAAAGAAATATGTTGAAATTATTTATTTGTTACGAATGAACAATTTACAGAACCAAATAGAAGCCGAATTCCAGAAATTAAAAACAAAAATGTAATGAGCGCCAACAAAAATAAAATTATACTGCGAAAATTCATAAAAGATATTCCAGAACACATCGACAAAAACGAAGTGAGTATTAGAGTTGAACAAGATTTTTACGATAGTATTTCCCATTTATTAAAAGACGGCTCGTTTAAAGGGATAAAAATATACTGCTGATGGATTTAGTTAGAATTATAGAAACGGAATGTATAGCAAGTAGTTTTGCATTCCATTACGGAAACAAGTCGCACTTGAATTTAATTGACCAAGACGGCGAACTTGAACCAGACAAAACTCACTTGCTATTGTTCCCAGTTAGACGTGGTCAATATGACAGAAACACGAATAGCCGAGTTTACAATGGTAATTTCTTTTTTGTAAGACCAGACGAATTCGCTCAAAATTATTATAACGAAACAGAAGCGCCAGAATCAGAAAGCAAATACGAAAGTAAAATAGAGCCGTTAATCACGGCTTTAAATGCTTTAGAATTAAAAATGCAAACTTGTTATGACTTAGATATTCTGTCTTGGGAAAGTGTTGACGCTATTGATGTGATTGATGCAAATATGAGTGGATTATGGATAACTTTTCAAATAAGAAGTTATGAATAAAAGCGCAATTCTTTCAAAAGAGTTTGAAAATCTCAAAAAAGATTTGATTATTGCTTATGATGCAAAGGGTATGCGTGCTAGCGGAAGATTCGCTGAAACTTTAGAAGTTAGAGTTGAAGGATTGAATGCTAAATTGTTTGGGGAAGCTTATGGTCAGCAATTAGAAACTGGTCGTAGAGCTGGTAAATTTCCTCCAATTGACGCGATAAAACAATGGATTCAAGATAAAGGAATAGCAAGTAGAATACAAGGTCAAATATCTATTAGTAGTTTGGCTTTTTTAATTGCCCGTAAGATAGCCAAAAAAGGCTGGAAAAGGGAAGGTTACGGAGGGGTTGAATTGATTAGTTCAGTTGTAACAGACGAGCGAATTCAAAAGATAATTGATGAAGTTGGTTTGGAACAAACAATGATTTTTAAAACACAAATTGAAAAAATGATAGCAGAATGGCGTTAGATTATATATACGACAAAGACTTCACGGCTGGAATATTATTAGCATTTAATAATAACGTAATCAGATACAAAAGCAGCACGTCTGGAGTAACACAAGTTAAATCCGAAATAACTACAAACGGATTTACATACACAATTTATCCAGATTTGAATGGCTGGTTCTGGTTCAATTTTAAATCAGTAAAATCAGTTGAATTGAATGTGGATAATTATGCTGACACAATCAATCCTAACATATCAGGCTCATACGTGTACGATTGGAGCTCAAAAGCAATGTTGAGTGAAACTATTCAGTTCAAGATATATCTTTCAACTGGAGTAGTTGAAACAAGCGCAAGGTCGGTAACGTGGTTTAATGCTTACGCTAATTTAATTGATTACAAAAAAAATTACCCTATTTATAATTTTGCTATAAATACATTATTTGTTTTGAAGCAATTGCCATTGGTAAAGTATTGGGCTGGTTACCCGTTTGATATTTCAATCTATAATTATAGCACAACAAATTTCAACTTAAAAAACAATAGTAACGGAATTAATTACACTTTCACAACTGGCTACAAAGTGCCTCGTTTATTTTTTAGCGATGGGCGAACAGATGTAAGTATTGAAGATGTAATACCATTCAATGACGGATTTAATAATGTAACGGCTTCTTCATCAGCTGGGAGTGCTAATTTTTTAGTTGAAAAAATAACTTCAAGTTGTAATGGGCATTACCTTAAATGGATGAACTCATTTGGAGGGTGGAATTACTGGCTTTTTAATAAAGGGAATGAAAATATATCAACGAAAGAATTGGGTTCTTTAAACAACGATTTTAATAATTTAGCTGACACAATTTCTCCGTACCTTTCTTTGGGTACTGAATCATCAAATTCAATTTCATTTATTCAAGAAAATATCACAGAAGACGAAATGTTGATTTTGCGTGATTTGTTGGATAGCGTAAAAGTTTTTTTATTCACTGGTACTCCATTTACAAAAGCGGAAAATACGGATTGGATTGAGGTAAGTTTAAAATCTGGAACATTTAGAATTTCCAATTCCCGTGAAAAATTAAATACTTTGTCATTGGCAATTGATATTCCAATCAACGTAAACAGAAAAATATGAGGTTAGTTATAAACGGGTACGATATTGAATTACGACCAGATGTAACGATAGCGAAAACGTTACAAGTAAACGAAATTGGTTCAGTAAATACCAGACAGACAAATTACACAAATACATTTTCTATTCCAAGAACGGCAAATAACATAAAAGCGTTTGATATGCTTGGAATTGTTGGTAACGATTCAAATATACCATATAGAAAAAATGATTGTGATTTATATTCTGATAGCGGTGAGTCAATTGTAAAACGTGGATGGGCGGTTATTACTTCAACGGATAAAGATTTCAAGTGTAATGTTTTTGACGGGATTATAGATTTTTATAAAACGATTGAAAATTTAAGTTTGGCTGATTTGAATTTAGCAGAATTAGCTCACGACAAGACGGTTCAATCGGTAGTAGATAGTCAAGATTTGTCAAAACCTTACGTATATATTTTTGCTGATTACAATGGAAAAGCGATTCATTCAAACAAAATCAATATTGATTATCTTGTTCCGTCTGTAAAGGTTAGTTGGTTATTGGGTAAAATTCAAAGTACGCTTGGAATAACAATAAACGGAAGCTTCAAGACAAATCCAGATTTCACAAATTTATATATCACATACCCAAAAGCAAGTCCCCCAGTAGTTGGAGCTTCAATTTTAACGAGTAATGATATTTCAAATTACGTAACGAATGTAACAAATGATTACGCTGGAAAATATGTTCCAGTTAAATTCAATTCGTTTTCATCAATTAGCACAAGTAAAATCACTGCTTCTGGCGACCAGATAACTCTTGTTGCGGTTCAAAATATCAAGATTAAAGTAACTTTCACTTTGAACCCTTATATTTCTATTCAAAGAACAAATGGTAGTACTTATATCGCTTACGCACGTTTTCTTGGGGAGTCTTTTTTATGTGATGGAACAACAAGAACAGTCAGTCAATATATTTCATTGACCGCTGGCGAAAGTTTTAAATTTCAGTTGGAAGTTGTTTTCAATAATTATGATGATTACCCTACAAGCGTGAGTGATTTCTTTTTAACTGCTGATTTCAAGGAATTGACAAATGCAGTTTTATTTGAGGAAGAATTTGGAGGTATGCAAATCAAGCAATTTTTGAGCGAAATTTTATGGATGTATAACCTAACAATTTTCAAGGATAAAACTGATAATAGTTATACTTTCAAATATTTGAGCGAAATTTTATACGGAACCCCAATTGATTGGAGCGGTAAATTTCAATCATTAGATAATGAAAATTACATTTACGGCGCATATTCTCAAAAGAATTGGTTAAGACATAAATACAATGATGAAAATAGTTTTTTCAACGATGGCTTTATTGAAATTGATAATCCAGTTTTGCCAGATTCAAAAAATATTATTAGTTCTGTAATTTATTCTCCAGACTTTAATCAAACTTCAAATATTGGCTTTACATCAAATGTTTACAGATTATGGAACAAAGAAGTGAAAGACAACGGAAGTGTTGATTATAAAACTTTGTCAAATAGGTTTTACTTTCTTAGAGCGCAACAAATTACTGGAACTTATAATATAACGAGTGAAGTTTTAAATCAAAATGCGACATTAAGCACAATACAATTTGATAGTTATACGGATTTAAAATATAGCTCAATACAAAGTAAATATTATTCAGATTTTGCGAGTATTTTAAACAAAGCCAAAATAATGACCACAACTTTACGTTTGAACGAAAGTGATATTTCAAATATTGACTTTTCAAAGCCAGTTTATTTGAAGCAATTAGGCGGTTCATTTTTTATTAATAAAATCAACAATTTTATTCCTTACAAAGATACGAAAGTTGAATTGGTTAAAATACAACCTAAATTTATCAAAGCGGTAGATGATAATTTCTTTGTAGATACAATTTTCCCACAACAATTAAATGTAATGGCAAATGATGAATTTGGAGCTCCAGATGCAAATATTTATTCAGTAGATATATCCGCTTTTACTTTGGGAACAATAACTGATTTCATTAATAAGAAAAGTGTAAAATTTACTCCAAGTGTATTGAATGGAACATCAAGCTTTATTTATAAAATTTCAAATTCTTTTGGCGTAATTGCTCAAGCGGTAGCAACCGTCACAACAAATATTCCAAACTATATAATTTCAAACACAACTATAAACACAGAACCGACATCTACTACATTTACACTTGAAAGTTCAACAAGAATCACGGTAAATGCAGCGAGTGAAACTTTCCAGATTGGAGTAAAAAGAGGAAATATTGGCTCTGGAACAATTACTGGTCAAATAGTTATTGGAGGGCAAACAATTAATATTTCTAACACGGGAACTTCTTACTACTATTCTGTACCTTTCACACTTACACAAGGGGTGTATGATAGTACAACTTTTAAAGTAACGGCAGTTTGGTCAAGCGGATTCCCAGTAACTGGATATTTAAACTTAAGAAAAGCATAAAAAATGGCACAAAAAATAGTATTAGCAGAATTAGACATTGATATAGATTTACTTTTAAAATCAACTTCAGATTTGAAGAAGCAAATTGATTCGATAAAAAACGCTCAAAAAGAATTAGTAATTTCTGGTAAAGGAACTTCGGAACAATTTATTGAAAATGAAGCCGTTTTGAAATCTTTAAATAGTGCTTATTCTTCAAATGTAAAAGCTATACAAGAAAGCGGAAAGGCAACTGAAAATCAAGTGACTCAAACAGAGCTTTTGAATATGGCTTTAAACACAGAAGTCGCTTCAATATCAGAAGCCAGAGAGCAAAACAAGTTGTTGAATAAATTGCGTAACGAAACGAACACGACAACCGCTGAAGGTCAAGCGCAAATCACGGCTTTAAATAAAAAGCTTGATGAAAATAATGATTACATAAAATCTAATGCCGATGCTTATTTGAAACAAAAAATAAACATTGGTAATTACACAGATAGTGTAAGGGAAGCATTTGCGAGTATCAATCCATTGAATGGAGGTTTGGGTGCATTTGCACAAAGAGCACAAGAAGCTGGGGGTGCTGGTAACTTATTCAAGGGCGCTATAACAGGAATGGTACAAGGTGTTTTAGGATTAGTAAAAGCATCTTTGGCTTTTATCGCTACACCTATTGGAGCCGTATTGGCAGTTATTGGAGTTGTATTAGGGACTTTGATTGGATTATTCAAAAGCCTTGACCCAGTAATGGATAAAGTTGAGCAAGGTTTTGCGGCAATTAGCGCTATTATTGATGTAGTTAGACAAACTTTTTTATCTTTAATAACTGGAGCGAAATCATTAAAAGAAGCCTTTTCTGGTTTTGGTTCGTCAATGGCAAGTGCGGCGAAAGAAGCTGCAAAATTAAAAGAAGCTCAACAAGATTTAGCTGACGCGCAACGTTCTCAAGAAGTAGCGAATGCAAAAGCTTCACAACAATATGATGAATTGATTGTGAAATCTAAAAATAGAACGCTTACAGAAAAAGAAAGAATTGCCTATATCCAACAAGCTCAAAAAATAGAGGAAGCCAATTTTAGACAACGTTCTGCACTTGCTGAAGCTGAATTAAAAAACGCTATTGAGGGAGCCAGAATTAAAGGGCAGTTATCTGACCAAGAATTAACGAATTTGAAACGTAATACAATGGCTTACGGAAATTATTTGTTAAATCAAGGTCGTATCACAGAAAAGGAATTGGAAGCTATTAAAAAAGCTGAATTAGGGAAAATTTCTATAAAAGATGAAACTACCAAAAGATTAGAAAAAGCGCAAAACCAAGAAGATAAATTGGCGGAAAATGCACAAGCGAAAGCAGAAAAAGCTGAAGCCGATGCACAAGCTCGTAGAGAAAAAGCACAAGCCGCTGCTGAAAAAGCTATTGACAAGGCGATAGAGCAACAAAAATCAGAAATAGATAAGTTTATCGCTGGTCAAGGAATTCGTGCTAAATCTTTAGAGGAGAGCGTAAGGTACGAGGAGCAGTTAAGAGATAAACGTTTGGCGGTTTTAGAATTTGAAAAAGAAAAAGGTAAAAAAACTCAAACTCAATACGAAGCTGAAAAGTTAGAAATCAAAAATAGTTTCTTACAAAAACAAACAGAAGCAACAATTGCTCAAGCAGATTTAGAATTACAAATATTCTTGAACGCAAATAAAAGCAAATTAGACGCGAATAAATTCTTAAGTGATGAATTATATAGACAAGAGTTAGAACGTCTAAATAAGACATCAGAAGCGGAAGCTGCGGCACAGACTGCAAGATTAGTTGCTGGAACAATTACAACAGAACAATATAATACGGCAATAAAAGCTATTGATGATAAATTTGCTGAAGAAAAAAAGAATTTAGATTTAAAAAAATCAGAAGAAGACAAAGCGAAGCAAGCTATTGATTTAGAAAATAAACTTGCAGCAGATACTGCCAATAGGGATTATGATTTAGCTTTTCAAACTCAACAATTAGAAGCAAAAAGATTGGCGGAAGTTCAAGCAGCTGAAAAAACTGGTGCCGACACTAAATTAATCAACGATAAATACGCAAAACAAAAAATGGAAGTTGAAGCAATTGTGGCTTCAAATAAATTAAATCTTGCGTCACAAACTTTTGGAAATTTAGCAACCATTTTAGGTAAAGAATCAGCAGCTGGAAAAGCAATGGCGGTGGCACAAACCACAATTGACACTTACCAATCAGCAACGGCAGCTTACAAAGCAATGGCTGGAATACCAGTAGTTGGTCCAGCATTGGGAGCAGTAGCAGCTGGAGCGGCAGTAGTTTCTGGTATTGCCAATGTTAAAAAAATACTTTCAACTGATAACCAGCCAAAATTTGAACAAGGGGGTATTCAAGAAATTGGCGGAAAACGTCATTCGGCTGGTGGAACAAAATTCTGGGGAGAAGACGGAACTTCATTTGAAGCGGAAGCTGGAGAGGGTATTGGTATTTTAAACAGACGCGCATTCGGTGCTTTTATGGATTTCAATAACAATTACAATGGAGGTTCAAGTAATAGAGGGTTTTTCGCTGGAGGTGGAATCATCACACAAGGTGTAAAACCAAATACAATGGATTTATCTTCTATCACAGAAGCAATCGCTTCAATGCCAGCTCCAATTGTAGCGGTTGACGAAATACAAAGAGTTGGAAATCGTTATGCAACGGTACAAGATAATGCGAATTTTTAGTATATTTGAAAATGAATATTAAAAACATTCTTAATGGCTGGCAGAATTTCATTTCAAAAAGTGAAGTCACAGAACAATTGGCGGAAAAACGTGCTGAAATATGTGCGTTTTGCCCACAATTAAAAGAAGGAAAAGTTTTGGCTTTCATTAAAGACGACTTAAAAGAAATTGAGGGTCATTATTGTAATCTTTGTAAATGTCCAATATCGGCAAAAATTAGAAGCGAATTAGAAATGTGCGAATTAAAGAAATGGTAAACTACGAATTTTTAAAAGGATTAGATAACAAATTATTTTTAGAATTGGTAAGACGCGGAATGATGCCAGTACATTTAATGGATTATTTGACGGTGTACGAATTTTATTTGAGCGAATTAAAAACAAATCCAAAAGTAACGGCAATACAATATTGCGCTGACAAATACAATTGCACAGAACAAACGATTTACAATATCATTAGGTATATGAACAAATAATTAAAAAATACATTTTAATTACATAAAACAAATTAAATTAATTTTGTAGTATTATGGAAGGAACAATTTACATTAACGGACAAATAGGAAGCGACTCTTTTCAAAAAGGAGTTGAACTTATTGATGTTATTCAGCAAGTGAAATCACAATCTGAAGCGACTTCTTTTCGTATTCATATTAATTCAGAAGGCGGTGTAGTAGATACTGGTTTTGATATTTTCAATTATTTGAAATCATTACAAGTTCCTTTGACTACAATTGGAAGCGGTTTGGTTGCTTCTATTGCGACCGTGATTTTTATGGCTGGCGATAAAAGAGTTTTGACAAGTGGCACCCAATTTATGATTCATTCTCCGTGGGGTTCAATTGACGGAACTGCTGACGAGATTGAAAAATATGCTCAATCTGTAAGGGATGCAGAAAATAGATTGGTTAAGTTTTATACTAACCAAACTGGATTAGAAGTTGATGCAATAGCACCGCTTCTAAAAAATGAAACTTGGCTTACTGAAGACCAAGCTACATCGTTAGGATTTGCAACTTTATTAAATGAGCCAATCCTTGCAAAAGCGTATCTTAATTTAAACAATGATAAACAAATGACAAAAGAGGACAAAAGCTGGATTGAAGCTAAATTTGAAGCTATCCAGAATTTATTTGCAAAACCGATTTTAAATATCGTATTGCAAGACGCAAATGGCGTAGAAATTGAATTCCCAGAAGTTATGGAGGGAGAAACTCCAGCAATCGGGGCAATGGCAAACGTTGACGGACAACCTGCTGAGGGAGAGTATTTAATGCCAGAAGGAAGTACTTACGTATTTGTTGCTGGTTCATTAACAGAAATCGTTGAAGCGGAAGTGGAAGATGCTGCTAAAGAAGAATTAGAAGCATTAAGAAAACAACTTGCTGACAAAGAAGCTGAATTATTGGCAAGCGCTGATTTATTGGCTGAAAAAGAAACGCAAATTTTAAACATTGCTAAAGAAGTAAAAGAGCTTAAGGCTGGTATCACTTCAAAAGTAATTGTAGATTCTAAAAAAGACCCTAAAGACGGAGAGGGTGACGATTTAACTCCGGCACAAAAAGCATTAACAAACTTAAAACAAAAACGTAAATAATGGCAACAGCAATTTCAAGTGCTTTTTCTTTTAACAGAGAGGAGCTTAAAGACTGGTCAAAAGTAATCAACGAATTAACTTTTGGCGACCCTACCTTAAATGATTTACACGAAATCGAACAAGGTATTAAATACAATGAACAAATCGTATTCGCTGGTAGAATGGGATTAATGGGTAAGACCGTTTCTGGTTGTACTCCTAACGCAGTAGGTGGAATTACACTAACTGAAAAAACTTGGACTCCAGTTGATATGGATTTCAGATTAGAGCATTGTTCTGCTAACGCAAACGCTCAAGACAAATTGATTCGTCAAATGTCAAAAATGAACCCAGATTTTTACAATGTAATTGAAGGTTCAAATTCACCAGTTGGTAACTTTTTAGTTGCTAAAGTTGTTGAAGGATTCAACGAAAACTTAATCCGTCAAGCTTGGTTCAGTGATACTGCTGCTGCGCTTACTTCTGGAGGTGGTGTTTTCAAAGTTGGAACTGATTTAGGATATTTCAATTCTTTGAATGGTTTGTTCAAACAAATCTTCACTGAAATTCCTACAACTGATTCTAAATATGTAGCTATCGCTAAAAATGCTGGAGCTTCTTATGCTTTACAAGCTTTGGCTTCTGGAGATGCAATCGCTACTTTAAAAGCAATGTACAACAAAGCTGATTCAAGATTATTGGATTCAGGTGCTGCTAAATTCTATGTGACTCGTTCAATCTGGGATGGTTACTTGAATGACTTGGAAAGCTTACAAAATAGCGGAAACGGAAATACCGTAATCAACGAGAATGGTCAAGTTTCATTAACTTACAGAGGAATTCCAGTTGTGAAAGTTGAAGTTTTCGACAGAGTAATCGCTGCTTACCAAGATAACGGAACTAAATGGAACTTGCCTCACAGAGCGGTTTTATCAACTCCTTCTAACTTAAGAATTGGTACATTATCTACTGACGATTTCGGAACAATTGACGCATTCTACGACCAATACCATAAAGTGAATGTAATTGATGGTGTTTACGGAATTGACGCTAAACATTTAGAAAAATATATGACTGTTGCGGCTTACTAATTGTAAGCCCAACATTCTTAACTTTAAAAAAATATAGGTATGGCATGTGAAGGATTAATTTCAGCGGATATGTTATTCGACTGCGCTAACCCAGCGATAGGGGGTATTGAAACAGATGTTCTTTTGATTAATGCAGAAGACGTTGATATTGCAGCCACAACTTTTTCATCTACAAATAAAACCGTGGTTACTAACTTGGCTTTGAAGTCAGGTAAAACTGGTTACATTTTACAAGGTGTGAAACAAGTGAATGGAGCGAATACCGAGCTTGTGAAAAAAGAAATGGGACCAGATAAATTCAAACACGTTTTTTCTGGAGTTATTTTAAACGCAAGCGCTGCAAATAAATTACAAGCTACAAACCTTTCAGAAGGTTCAAAATATGTAGTTGTAATTGAGCAAAAATGGAAAGGCGCTTCTAATGCTGATGCATTTGTTGTGTTAGGTTTGAAGTCTGGTTTGGAATTACAAACAATGACTTGGAACACAAAAGAAAATGACGGAACAATTGCTTTCACTTTAGAAAGTACAGAAGGTTACGAGGAACCAACTTTACATTTGACATTGTTGGAAACTGATTATGCTACTACTAAAACTGCATTTGTCGCTAAATTTGCGTCTTAATGTATGGAATGGCATAATATAAGTTTGGATATGATTATCGGGGGGAAAACTCCCGATAACATTCCTTACTTAAAATTATTTTTACAAGACTACAAAAAAGAATTTAACGTAGAAGTCGTAAATGCCGCTTGTAGAAAGTGCATATACACGTACCACAAAGACTTCATTAACAAATTTAATCCTATGGAATCAAATTCAAAATATAAATTATTAGCAAAAAGAGAAGGAATTTCTTTAGATTTTGGAAGCAGTATTATGGTAACAAATGCCAATCTTACTGATTCTTATGCAAAACAATTAATCAAAAGATTTAAGGATTTAAACCAAGATTTCAAAATGGAAGATTTATTTGAAATTTATCCAGTTGAAGTTGAAAAAGAAGTTGTAAAAGAAACTTCAAGAACCAAAAAAGCTAAATAATGAAAATACAAGTTCTTGACATTGTTAAAAGGCTTGTAAAATGGGATAAGAAATTAGAAATATACACAAACGGGGAAGATAACGCATACCCAGAACGTGTTGACAGACTAATCAATAATTCTGTTACGGCTAAAATGTCACTCGAAATAATGATCCAATATTTAATTGGAAAAGGTTTTGGCGATGCGGATAATTTCAAAGTAAATGATGACCAAAAATTGATTGACTTTGCAACTGATGTTGCAGATGATATTGCAAAAAATAGAGGTTTTTTCATTCATTATGATTACAATCTAAATTTTGACAGAATTAATCCAAAAGTATTGCCGTTTGAAAAATGTAGAATAGGCAAAAAGGATTCAAAAGAATACAATTCAAAAATTTTATTCAAAAATAATTGGAACGATAGCAAAGAAAAACCTATCGTTTTTGATGTGTTCAATTCTAATCCAGATATTGTAAAATCACAAATTGAAAAGGCTGGCGATATTTCAAAATACAAAGGTCAAGTTTTGTATTACAATATGGATAGAAATTATTACTATCCACTTTCAAGAATTGACGCGGTAATGAATGACTGCGATTCAGAAAGTCAAGCCAGTATTTACAAAAATATGATTTTGCGTAAAGGTTTTTTTGGAAAGCAAGTTATTGTTACACCTCCATTAATAGACAACGATTTACCAGAATTTATTTACAATGATTTAGGTGTTCCAGTTAGAAATAACGAATACCACAAAAGACAATCAGAAGCTGACGAAATTAAAGAAACGATTGAAAGTTTTATTGGTGCTGAAAATGCTGGTGGAGCGATGTTAATTCAATTGCCAGACTTACAAGGAAGCATTGATGATATTTTCAAAGTAATTACTATCAATAGCGAGGTTGATGACAAGATGTTTGAATACACTGAAAATTCTATCTCAAAGAATATTTTAATGGCATTCAATAACTTACCTATTTCGTTGGTAAAATCTCCAGATAGTGCAATGTTTGGTAATAGTGGAGAAAGTTTACAAGAAGCCAAAAAAATGTATTGGGAAAATACGTCAAAAGAACGTAATATTTTAGAAACTATTATCAATGATGTGGTTCAAAATTTACCAAACTGGAATGGAGCTTACGCTAAAATAGTTTCTCTTTTTGAAGTTGATATGGAAGCGAATATTGGAGATGTGAAACGTATTGAAGCACAAGCGCAATTGAAAGGTTCTGTCGGTGGTGTTCAAGCCTTATTACAAATTCAACAAGCAGTTTCATCTCAATTGACTGATTTGGAAAGTGCGGTTGTAATCATTGAAGAAATTTACGGAATTAGTGGGGATTTAGCACGTAAAATGTTAGGTACTCCAAAATTAGGAATTCAAAATCCTCCAGCGGTATGATAACTACACCATTAATCACTCGTGCTGAAATTCAGCAATACAAACAATTAAGTAGTTCGGTAAACACGGCAAAATTGAATGAACTTATTTTGCAATCGCAAATGGTTGATTTATTGCCGTTACTTGGCGAAAGATTGTATTACGATTTATTACAGAACCCAGAAGATAGAGTAGCTTTATTAGACGGAAGCACATACGATTACAATGGTATAACTTACACAAATGTAGGTTTGAAAGCCGTTTTGTCGCATTACGTTTATGCTCGTTATTCTATGTTTGGAGATGTAATAGACACGGCTTTTGGTTTGAAAGCAAAATTAAATACAGATGTTAGTGAGCGAATTGATACGGGTATGAAAAAGACCTTGTACGAACATAACTGCAATTACGCATACAATTTGTGGCTGAATGTGGAATTGTTCCTTACAAGAACGAAAGAGCCGTTATATACAATTTGCGGAAGCCAACAAAAGAACAAAAACTTTAAAATGTCACGAATAGGATGATTACAATAATTAATATTTCAGACACAAAATTTTCTTACAATGGTATAAACTATTTTAAGAATTTCACTCCATTTGTAACTGGTAATAAAGTTAGCATTGTGAATACATACGATGCTTGTATTTCTTTGACAAACTTTCCGACTATTTATAGCGACATTAGTGTTGACGGAGTTATTTACGGAAGTGTTGCGGCTTTACAAAATGCCTTGCTTCCAGTTTTATTCAATAGAACATTTACACAATCTGGTTCTTTGACTATTGGGTATATTCCAAAATCTAACGGAAGTAATTCTTTAGGGAATAGTGTAATTTACGAAAATGGAAGTGGGAATATTGGAATAGGTACAACACAAGCTTTTGGTAAATTAACTTTAGGAGGTGGAAAATTTTATATTTCTTATGCTGCTGGAGCAGATATAGGGGGGACAATTTACGGTTATAACAATACAGGTTACCAACCTTATGCTGGAGGATTAAAGTTTCAAGTTTTTAGAAATGAAACTGGTACATATACAATGTACGATGCGGCTACTATTGACGGAGCTGGAAGACTTGGGATTGGAACATCCGCTCCAGACTCGCCTTTGCATGTCACTTACGCAACTGAAGAAATTATAAGACTGACAAGAACTGGCGGTGCGGATTGGGCTATTGGATTAGGTGGTAGTAATGATTTATATTTTAAAAATAAACAAAACACAACTACGCCTTTTTGTATAGTTAATGGAAAGGTTGGGGTTAATACTTTGGCTCCTTTGGCAAGAATGACTATAAGAGGCGGTAATCTTGGAAATAGTGTTTCAATGGCTTCTACTATATTTTCAGCTCAAGGAAATGACCAAGGAATTTTCATAGGTGCTTATAATGGAACTCCAAGTTATGGTTCTTGGATTCAAGCAACTCGTGAATCTTTTGATTTATTTTTTAATTTATCATTTCAACCAAATGGTGGAAATGTTGGAATAGGAACTTCAAGTCCGAGTTACAAACTTGATGTAGCAGGAGCAGTTAGAGCAAATACAAATGCTTATGGAGCTGAAGGTGGGTTTATTATTAGTCAAAGCGGTGTAAGTAGTTCAAGAAGTTGGAGATTAGGAAGTGATTTAAATGCTTTTGGAGATTTTTCAATACAACAATCAACTACACAAACAGGTTCTACTTATACAGATAGACTATATATTAATTCATCAGGCAACGTAGGAATAGGAACAACAAATCCAGCAGTAAAACTTGATGTTGCTGGAGACGGTAGATATTCTGGTCATTTACAAATAGATAACGGAGAACTAAATGTTCCTAAACATTTGCAATTCCTTGCAAATTCAACAACTGGAGGAAGTTATGGGGAGATAAAATGGTATAACATTCAATGGGACGGAAATTCAAGGGGAGAAATTCAAGTTGAAGGAGACGGAGCTTTAGCAAATGGTAGAATGGTTTTTAAAACTGGGTCATCTGGTTCAAATGCAACTGAAAAAATGCGCATTACTTCATCAGGTCAGGTTTTGATGGGAACGTTTACTGATAATTATGGTGACGGTTCAACAATAGTTTCATATTCTGGGGGTAAAGCTGCTAGTTTCACAACTGTCGCCACAAGTGGATATACCGCTGTTGTGTTAAGAAGAACCGTATCTCAAGGTGGCTTAACTGAGCATTATTACGGAAGTACGTATTGTGGTGGAATTTCTATAACCACAAACACATCAGCGTATTCTACATCATCTGATTATCGTTTAAAAGAAGATTTAAAATCTATTAATGGATTAAATTTAGTTTCAAAAATTAAAATTTATGATTATAAATGGAAAAACGTTGAAGAAAGAGCTTATGGTGTATTAGCTCATGAACTTCAAGAAATAATTCCGCAAGCGGTTATAGGGGAAAAAGATGCTGAACAAATGCAAGGTGTTGATTATTCTAAATTAGTACCTATTTTAGTACAATCAATACAAGAATTAAAAGCAGAAATAGAAATCTTAAAAAATTAAAAAAAATGATAACATTTAAATTTGAAAAACCAGTTTTAGAAGTACAATTAATTGACGGAACTTTAGAAAACGTAATTAAAAGAATTCATTGGAGGTTTAGGGGTGTAAATGAAAACGAAAAAAGTTCTGAAATGTACGGGGCAATTTCACTTCCAAATCCAGAAGCTAAAAATTTTGTTGAATATGAAAAATTAGACAACGAAACGATTATTGGCTGGTTGAAATCTATTTTAGATATTGAAGCAATGGAGGAAAACATTACAAATCAAATAGATTTAATTGAAAATCCGACAATTGAGATTCGTAGTATAGATTAAATTTTATATTTTTGTTGAAATAACTTATTAATTTAAAATAAAAATTATGAAATTGAATTTAAACTTTAATTTGAAAGATTTACAAGGACAAGAAATCCAAGACGCAAATGCTGGTAAAGCGATAGCAAGTGCTTTGGCACAAGAATCAAAAGGTGACGCATTGAAATTCTGGGATTGGGCAACAAAACTTTACAAAGGGATTGAGCTTGACTTGGATGCTTCAGATGCTGAAACATTGAAAAATTTTGTTAAAAATAACGAAGGTTTGACAATCTTGTTAAAAGGTCAAGTTTTACCATTATTCAAGTAAAAAAAAGTGAAGTACATCAATTACATATTTACTTCTTTAATTTTATTATTCGTACCTATCTACGGCTTGTTGATAGCCGTAGGTAGCGCGATAGTTTTAGATACTTTTACTGGAATATTCAAAAGCATTAAATTGAAAGGGTGGAAATCAATAAGAAGCCGAAAATTATCGAATATAATTTCTAAAATGGCATTATACGAAATATGTATAGTGTTTCTTTTTTTAATTGACAATTTTGTTTTGAATGAGTTTGTCAAATCTGCTTTTGGTTTTGACTTTATGTTCACTAAAATATGCGCTATATTATTAATTTTTGTTGAGCTTGTTTCTATAAAAGAAAACATTGAGGAAACTTTCAAAATTGATATTTGGCAACTTCTTAAAAAATCTTTCAATAGAGCGAAAGAAATCAAATCTGATATTAACGATATTACAAATTAAATGAAACTATCAAAAAATTTAGATTTAATTGAAGTGACACGTAGCACAGAAGCAAAAAGACGTGGAATAAACAATTCTCCTACGGCTGAACATTTGGCAAATCTTAAATTATTAGCTGAAAAGGTTTTCCAGCCAATTCGTGACCATTTTGCGGCACCAATTCATATTTCAAGTGGTTATCGTTCAAGGATATTAAATAATGCAATTGGAGGAGCGACAAAGAGCCAGCATTGTAAAGGTCAAGCAATTGATATTGATGTTGATGGGACCAGAATAACAAACAAACAAATTTTTGACTTCATTAAAGACAATTTGGAATTTGACCAATTGATTTTTGAATTTGGAAATGATTCAAATCCAGATTGGGTACACGTTTCTTATTCTAAAGACGGAAACAGAAAACAAATTTTGAGAGCTAAAAAAGTAGGTATTAAAACTTATTACCAGAATTATGCGTAGATACTTAATTATCTTATTGCTTTTACTTTCAAGCTGCGGAGCGAGAAAAGTTGCTATTGTAAAAAATGACACTAAAATCACAATAGACTCAACCGCTATTCTAAAAACAGATAGCACCGCTACAATACAAAACAATATTGTAATAGATAATCAGTCTCAAGAAATTGAAATATCGCCAATAGATAATTCAAAAGAAATCTTCATAAATAACATACCTTACAAAAACGCTCGTATAAGGATTAAAAATACCAGAACCAAACAAAATGACACGAGCTTTAAAAAAGTTGCTCTGGTAAAAGAAAAAACGACAAAAAAAACAATTGAAAAGAAAATTTCAATAAAAGAAAAGCGTATAGATAAAAAAACTAATTACTTTATCTATTTATGGCTATTACTAATCCCAGTTGGAATGTATATTTATAGACAAATCAAAAATAAATTGTTCCTATAAAAAATCTAATTATGCCAAAACAAAGAATTAGATTGAGCGAAATGGAAGCTATTGCATTAGGCTTGACTTTGAAAAAGAAAAGTGGCAAAATGTTAGGTAACCAACGTTATTTTCTATCAGAAGAACAAATCCAGCAACTCCAAAAAATTAGAGATTTTCACGCAACTGAATTCAAGGAAATTAGAAGAACGCTAAACGATAGCGGAAAAGTAATTAGCACGGTTGAAAAGTTAGGTCAAAAAAAATTAATTGATATTCCTTTAAACCACGAAATAAAAAGAGTTTCTACAAATGTTTCAAATGGTCAGCAATGGATAATTACAGAGCCAATAAAAGAAAAGATTGTAGATTTAGAACAAATTGACTTCTCAAAATTTTTTGAAGGTAAAATTATCCCCGTTGATGTTCAGCCAAAAATAGTAAAATCAAAAGCTTTATTTGATAGAGCCGTTTTGACAGATGTACACGTTGGAATGAAAGTAAGTGACGGTCATTCTTTGTATGACGGAGTTTGGGATGAAGATGAACTTTTTAAAAGACGTGATGTATTTGTAAATGAAATCATAAATAATCAGAAATCAAACAAAGTTTTAATCCACGATTTGGGTGATTTTATGGATGGTTACAATGGTTTGACTACCAGAGGAGGTCACGAATTGCCGCAGAATATGGATAATCAAAAAGCATTTGATGTGGCTTTGAGTTTTAAAATAACTTTGATAGACGCTTTAATTCAGTATTACAATGAAATACACATTGTAAATATTTGCAACGACAATCATTCTGGTTCTTTTGGCTATATTGTAAATTCTGCTTTCAAGTCTTATATTGAGCTAAAATATAAAAATGTTTCGGTTGTAAATCAAAGAAAATTCATTGACCATTATTTGTTTGAAAATCGTTGTTTCATTCTTACCCACGGGAAAGACGATAAAAGTTTGAAATTTGGTTTTAAACCACATTTGGATGCGGTACAAATTGAAAAAATAAAAAACTACATTGACGAATATAAATTGCACGGATATCAAATTGAATTTTCAAAAGGAGATAGTCATCAATTACTTTTTGACTTAACCAGCTCAACGGCTTTTGAATACCAAAACTTTGGCGCATTTAGTCCTCCGTCTGACTGGGTAAAGGTAAACTTCAAAAACACAAAAAGCAGTTTCACTACAATGAATTATTACGAAAAGCAAAAAACAATCAATAATTATATTTTCTAATTTCAAATAAAAATCCCTTTAAAATCAAGCCATTCTAACCGAGTGGTTTTTTTTTTTTAATTTTT